TTGTATACCACCACTAAAATCAACATAAGAACCCATAAACCCACCAGTATTTAATTGCTGGGCTCCATCATACTCATCAGGAGAAACAAAAGACTCCTGTTTAAGATTTTTTTCTACTTCTTGTTCTTTGGTGGTTTTTCCTATAGAAAATCCAAAAATATCAATAGGCATAATTTATCCTGCTTTCATATTAAATAATAGTAAAGAATTCATACTCTACTGTACAACTAAACTGAGATAATTGATCCATTGCACCATACTGCAATTCAAACGGAGATATAATAGTAGGCCAACAGTTATGAAGCATTACCTTTTTAAGAACAGTATCACCATTTAAATCATAATGGTTTATTGTCCAATTAACGTTGTGCTTTGAAAATTCATATGGAGTTTCGTTAGTTTCATGATTATTAATTTCATTACTCCATGAATGAAGATCATTCCATAATCCATCGTTGGTATCATATACAGTAAAAGTCCAAGCAGAGTATCGTCTATCTCCAGGAAGTTTTAATATTCTTCCTCTAAAAGGTATTTGTATAGACGGTAGATTGGAATCTGGTAGTGCTAATGCAGAAACTTCTGCAGTTAACAGTCTACCATTAGTTGGTATGGACATATCAACAGTATAACGATTTGGTCGAGTACCTCTGCCTACTGTATTTTTAAAGTCACTTAAATTTAAGTTACCTATTGCCATTGTATGGTTCCTTTATATTTAGGTGATATCTGTGTTTTGTTCTGCGTTAGTAAAGGATATTTGTAAGAATTCTACACTGTTTATTGGTTTTACAAATATATCTGCGACAAAAATTCCTGCATTTACTGTCGTAGTTGGATTATTCGTATCATCACAAACAATGTTATAATCAGTAATACCATTTTGACTTTTTACTGTTTCCAATACACTTGTTGATTGATTTATAAAGACTTGTCTTGTGGAATCGTCGTTTCTTTCGAATAGCAAGTTTCTTGCATACACTCCTATTTCTTTCTTCAGGTATATAATTAAAGATGCAACACCAATTCTAGATCCAAAGAAATCATCTCCAGACGCACCACCAACTACTTTGTTACCAAACAGTACTTCTCCGTAACCGGGAAATGCAAGAACTGGGTTGATTATATTATCATATAAAGTATTTGCTTGTGCTGCAGTTGGCGGATCTTTAAGTTTAGTTACATTTAATATCTGACCTCTTATCATTCCAGATGGATCAAACCAAGGAGCTGCATCTCTAAATGTTCGCGCCATACATCCTGCAGCATCTGCAGAAAGTGGTATTTCTTTGTAATCGTCATCGGTTAATATACTGTTTGGATTTACTCCCAACGGTAGACTATATTTACTGCCATAAACATATACTAGACTTGCATTTACATTACTTCCTATACAAGCCGCTGGAGATGATCCTTGTGGAGAAACTTCTAACAAACTTTGAACGTTTAAAAATCCAAGACAATCATTATCTCTAGCAGTAAGTGCTGTTCCTACGTCTCCACTAGATCCTGTTGTTATTCCAAAAATACCATCTAACGTGTGAGTGTTTATGGAAGTAAACGGAGCTGCAGTTTTCTTTCCTACTACAGCTTTTCCTCCATACTGACAATAGGATTCTATCGTGTAAAATTCATTTTCCCATGTACCAGTAGGTCCGTTAGGCCATCTTACTTGTGTTGCTGTTATACCAACGAAACCTTCGGTAAATCCGGGATACTGCATATCATAAATTATATCAGCTTCAGCTGCATTTCCAACATATCCACCGAATCCACCAAAAGAATATCCTGCACCATTGCCGGTTTTGAGTGATAATCGTGACCACCAGTCTTCTAGTGAATCAATTTCTAGATAACCATTTTGGACTTCTGCTGTAGTTCCTAGTGCAGAAAGAATTTCTGAAGTGTCTGGGATCATCACACCACATAAAAAAGTACTGCTATCTTCACCTGTGTTGACAATAAAAGATTCATTAGTTACTGCTACATTTACTGATGGTAGTGCCATTTGGTTCTCCAGCTACTGTATATCATAATTATTTAGGATTTAGGTTATTTCACTTTTTCCCATTCACCATCATCATTTTCATCATCAAAACCAGATATGAGTCCAAAAGGAAGAACTTCATCTTCCAGTCTGGAAATTTCATCCTGATATACGTCGAGACGAACATCTCTTTCTGTGAGATTTTTAAAATAATCTTGTCGAGTCAACCAACCAAATAAAACTAAACACATAGATAAATCATCGGTATGTCCGTCGTCTGCTTCGTATGATTGTCCCTTGGCAACAAAAGTATACAATTCATTGATCACATCAATATCGGGAATGAGTAGTTTATCATTTTCTACTAAACTCTTCAGTACAGAGCATCCTAGCTTCTTCACAGGGATTGTGGTACGAACTCCTCTTTGCATATTTGCACCACCAAACCCAGAACTGATAACCTGACCTGATCTACCTTTATATACCGTAGATGCTATGTTGTCGTATTCAAGATCTTGATGTAAAACATCTGCAACTTGACTTCCAATATCATTGGTTTCTATTAAAACATATGCATCATTATATTTTTGAGCTAGTGTTTTAATTACAGTAGGATAAACCATAGGAGATATTAAATTGTTTCTGAATTTAGCACAAATTTTATATGGAACTTCAGTGATATCAAATACGACAGATGCACTATAATCTTTACCCTGACCACGAGCAGTATCTACTGTAATAATATACTGATGGTCTTCTTTTGCTTCTTCGTATATATCCATTCCATCATTACTTTTAAGTATTGGATTATCCCAACTCATAATATGAAGTTTTGATGAACTTATTAAGGTATTAGTTGAACCTATAAAATCACATTCAAACTCTGTTTGAAACTGCTGTTCACTCGTATTTTGAATTTGTTTTTCTTTCCATTTTTGATCCCTAAAAGGACCTCCGGGATATAATGGAATTTGAGACCAGTGAACCTCGAATGGTATATACTCATTCTTACCTTTTTCTCCATGTTTTTTATTTGCGTTTTTCCAATAGTAATAAAATAAATTTAAACCATTTGGAGTAGAAACCATAAGAACTTTTGTAGTCTGTCCTGAAGTGACAGTTGGATATACAGAGCTAAAAAATTCTTCTGCTATATTGTTTGGAACGTGTGCAAATTCGTCTAGGAAAATCATATTAAACGATCCACCACGAATAGCAGACGCAGAAGTAGAAGATGCTACAATTTTAGAACCATTTTCTAACTCAATTGAGCCTTTGTTCCATTCAATAATTCCTTGTTGTAACCATAGAGGTAAATATTCATATGCTAGTTTTAATCTATATAAAATTTCTCGTGATGTACTTTGTTTGTTTGCAAGAATTGCAACATTCATGCTTTGATTAAAAAGAACATAATGAAGAATATATGAAACAATACTAGTAGATTTACCACTTTGTCTTGGTAATTTTGCAATAGCAAATCTATTATTGTGTATAATGTTTAAAAGTTCTTCTTGATAATCATAAAGATCAAAAGGAATAAGTCCTTTATCCAAAGATACAACTTTTACATATGTTTTAATAAAATAAACTGGATCATTTGCACATTTTACATATTCTGCTACTTGATCTTTAGTAAATTCTATATCAATACCAGCGGGTTTTAGATTAGAATTACCTAAATACCCATCCATTTTTCTCGAACTCATATTATACTTTCTTTATATCCTTACCAGAACTACGATCTGGATTTATCATATCTTGTAATTCACTAGTAGAACCCACGTATATTGTATTGTTTGTTGTATTTTTCTGGGTAAGGTTAAATTTATCTTCTTTTATTTTCTTTGCTTTATCATGTATATCTAAAACATCTTTATTCATATCAGATACTGTTTTGAGAAGTTGAGAAACAACCTCATAGGCACGAGGAGCATCTCCTGCTTTTGCAACATCAAGCATCCCATTTACTGCAACGGTTCCGGTTTCTATAAGTTCAAATAAATTTTTTCTTACTGTATTGTAATCTTTATCTAACTTTTCTTCTGCATTACTTTGAACTATTTTTTTAGGTTTACCTTGTACTGGTAAATGACTTTTAAATTCTGACTGTAATGCTTTATTTATTGGATCAAATTGTTTTTCAAACTCAGTCATAACCAAATCCCTTTTCCGTATAATCTGCAATATCACCAGAAGCACCTCCGGTAGCCGCTGTATCTCCTGTACTGCCATCTCCAAATAACTCTGCAAAGTTTATATTTGCACCAACAATAACTTGTTTTTGG